GGAGTTGGCGGCCTATTGCTGGCTAGGGTACCTGAGGAGATCGCAAAATCTCGTGAAGAGTATTTTACAAAAAGAACTCAAGAACGAGAAGAAGCAGTTGCAAACGATCCTATGAAGGAACAGCATCCAAGTATGCCAATCAGTAATGAGAGGCAGACTCGTGTAACTTTTGGTGGCTCAAAGAAAAACTAATTATTTAGTAATTCCTAACCAACAAAGTTTTAAAAAAACTAATAAGGAGAAAATAACATGGCTAACACAACGGCAGCCTTTGGTCTAAGACCACTAGGCAAGGTTGATGGTAACCCAGCACCAGGCGGACAATCACCGTACAGAATATTTGATAACGCATCAACATCTGTATATCAAGGTGACCTTGTAGGTCTTGGTACTTCGGGTACTGTCGTACCAGTTACATCTTCTGCAACTACTACAATACTAGGTGTATTTAATGGTTGTTTGATAGATGTTAGTCCAACTACAGGTAAACCAACTTGGAAAAACTTTTACGTACAAACTGATGTCACTCAAGGTAACATCAACGCGTATGTAATTGATGATCCAAATCAACTGTACTTGGTAAAATCAACAGGGACAGCAGCAGGTAATTCTGCTCTTGCAACATCTTATGGTATATTGCATGCAGCTGGTAGTTCTGTAACAGGAATATCAGGTGTATACTTAAACATGGGATCTTCAACGACAGGTCAACTGCGTCCTATTTCAGTATCACCTTTCATCGGAAACGAAGAAGGTAATACTAATGAAGACTTTGTTGTAAAAATCAAAGCATCTTCATTAATTCTATAAGGAGAATATAAACTATGGCTATCTCAAGATCACAACTAGTTAAAGAACTAGAACCAGGTTTAAACGCTCTGTTTGGACTGGAATATAAAAGATATGAAAACGAGCATGAACAAATATTTGATAAAGAAACTTCTGATCGAGCATTCGAAGAAGAAGTAATGTTATCAGGTTTTGGTAATGCTGCGGTAAAAGCGGAAGGTTCTGGAGTGTCTTATGACCAAGCTCAAGAAACTTTCACTGCAAGGTATACGCATAATACTATTGCTTTAGCGTTTGCAATCACTGAAGAAGCGATTGAAGACAACTTGTATGATAGACTTGCATCTAGATATACAAAAGCTTTAGCAAGATCTATGGCGAATACTAAACAAGTATATGCTGCCAACGTATTAAACAACGCGTTTAATACAAATTATCTAGGTGGTGATGGAGTGGCGTTATGTTCAACGTCTCATCCAACATTGGCTGGTACTTTTAGCAATACATTAGCTACAGCTGCTGACTTAAACGAAACTTCATTAGAACAAGCATTGATTGATATCGCTGCTTTCACTGATGAAAGAGGTTTAAAAATTGCTGCTCAAGGATTAAAATTAATTATTCCTTCTGCATTACAATTCACAGCTGACAGATTAATGAAATCTGCTGGAAGAGTTGGAACATCAGATAATGATATCAATGCAATCAAAGACATGGGAATGGTTCCTCAGGGTTATACTATAAACCATTTTTTAACTGACTCTGATGCATTCTTTATCAAGACAGATGCTCCAAATGGCTTAAAATATTTTGAAAGAGCTCCCATCAAAACATCGATGGAAGGTGATTTCGAAACAGGTAACGTTAGATATAAAGCTAGAGAAAGATACAGCTTCGGCTGGTCTGACCCTAGAGGTATCTACGGTACAGCAGGTGCTTAATATATAAGCATTATTTATTTTTAGGGCCTCTTTATGGGGCCCTTTAAATCTGATAGAAAGATAAAAATGATAAAACTATTTAATGTTAAAATAAGAGCTTATGGGTATACTGCTGATTTTAATATTAGAACAGAGGATACTAAAGAAAGTATAGAAAATTCTATCCTTGACAAAATAGGACAAAATGGGGTATTATTAAAAGACAGCGATAGAGCTTACAGTAAGTTCAAATGCTGGATAACCTATGAGGAGATTCTAGATGGATCTAGTACAAGACCTTTACAAGAAGAAAAGGTTGTTGGAACTCAATTGGGAACAGAAACACATTCAAGAGGGTAAATACACTCTTGATATGGTTAGAATAGACGAAGAAATTCGTCATGTTATTAACCAAATTAAATTGGCTGAAGCTGAACAAGCTTACAGACAAATTAAAGTGGAAACATCTGCTCCTGATTTTTCAGTAGCTAGTTAAAAAACTAGTTACAATACATAGTAAAAAAACATCTTTTTAGATGCAAGGATTTCTTGCTCTATCTAATAAATTAAGCTATATTTCAATTACTATACATTAACATCTGGTGCGGACGCGTATAGTCGACAAGCCTAATGACTGCATTGGATTAATTAGGAGGATAATAATATGGCAAAAAGTACTTTTCAAGGAGTTATAAGAACTTACGGAGGCCAAGATAAGAGTTCAGGTGTTACACCTGCACCCGTTATGTGTGCCGAAGTAATAAATTTTTTAGCTTCAACAACGACTGCTACAACTGTTAAAGTTGGAACAAGTGCAAGTGGAATACCCTTTGTTCTACCAATAGGAGCTGTACCAGTTGATCTTACAATCATAACTGCTTCTTCTACTGCAACAACAACTGTTGATATTGGAACCGCTTCTAACTCAACTGCTTTTGGTGACGAAATAGTTACTGGTGTTGCAAATACTACTAGAGTATTTAATGGAACTGGAGTTACAGGAGTAGGAGTTACAGCTAACGTTACAGTTTTTGCTAACGTTGGTGCAACTGCTGGAACTGGAACTGTTGTAGGTGTATTTAGATACGCAATAGTTGATAACGGTCAGCCAAGCGAATAATTAATTTTTTATGAGAGCTCGCAAGGGCTCTTATAAAATACAAGGAGAATATTATGTCATATAAAAATGATGTTAAACCAGTCACACTAACAGCTAATGGTGTTTTTTTTGCTGGTAGAACAAGATTAAGAGGATTTAGAGCACAACCAACAACACTTGGTTCAACAGGTGTTGCTTCCATTAATACTTTAGTAGCAGGGACAACTACTTCTGCAACTACAACTAATAATTATTACGTACCTATAATTTGTCCAGCTAATGGAACACAAGATGTTTATTTGCCGGAAGATGGTATTTTATATGAAGACGGTATTGGTGCTACATCAATAACAAACATGACAATTACTGTATTTATAGATAAGTAAAAAATCATGACAACATCCGGAACTACTTCATTCAATCTGGATATAGATGAGCTTTTTCAAGAAGCTTATGAACGTATAGGTATTGATGGAAGTAGAAGTGGATATCATTTAAGATCAGCAAGAAGATCATTAAATATTTTATTATCAGAGTGGGACAACAGAGGTGTCCATTTATGGAAAGTAAAACTTGCAACTATTCCTTTAGTATTAGGTCAAGCTGAATATAATTATACAAATGATGCTACTAATTTTCCAAATGATGTTAATGATGTATTAGAAGCTTATATTAGAAATAATACAACAGCAACTACACCTGTTGATACATCTCTTACTAAAATAGATAGATCTGCTTATGCAGCTTTACCTAATAAATTATCTCAAGGAACACCTTCACAATATTATGTACAAAGAACAACTTCTCCAAGTGTATTTTTATATCAAACTCCTGGATCAAGTTTTTCTGGATCTAGTTATCAATTAAAATTTTATTATTTAGCAAGAATAGAAGATGCAGGTGTTTATACAAATACTCCAGATGTTGTATTTAGATTTTTACCTTGTTTAACTTCAGGTATGGCTTATTATTTAAGTATTAAACATGCTCCACAGAGAACAGAACAATTAAGAATGTTTTATGAAGATGAATTACAAAGAGCTTTAACAGAAGATGGACAAAGAACATCTTTATTTATCTCACCTAAATCATATTTTGGAGATGGATTATAATGACAACTTTTGCAACTGGAAAAAAAGCTTATGCTATATCAGATAGATCAGGTCAAAGATTTCCTTATGTTGAAATGGTTACAGAATGGAATGGATCTTTTGTTCACACTTCAGAATACGAACCTAAACATCCTCAATTAGAACCTAAAGTACCAGGTAATGATCCACAAGGATTATTAGATGCAAGACCGGATAGAACTGAACCAGCTGTTGTAGTTAAACTAGCTTATAATCCTTTTTATTCAACTTCAGGAAGTTCGACACTTTCAATAAATGATCCAGGTCATGGAACAAAAATTGGAAGCTCAATTATTATTAAAAACCCATTAGCAAGTAATGGGTTTAGTATTGCAACTCTTACTACTACAACAGGTTATTCTGTTACCTCAGTTGATACAGATAACTATAGTATTAATTTATCTAATACTGCATCTGCTACAGGTTTTTTTGGTGGAGGTGGTATTTCTATTGGACCTACTGCTGTTGCTTTACCAGAAAACCCATTTGTTATAACTACAGGTAGTTCTACTATAAGAGTAAATGATCCTAGTCATGGAAGAGCAACTGGAAATACTGTTGTATTTTCAAATGTAAATACTTTAAATAATTTTAACTCATCTTCAGGATTTACAAGCGCTGTATTAAATACTAGTACTGGATACGTTATCACAGTTACAAATATAAATAATTATACCTTTAATGCATCATCAGGAACTGCTACAATAACATCAATAATTGGCGGAGGGTCTGTAACAGCACAGACAATATAATATGGCATTTACTTATTCAGATCTTATAACACAAATTAGAAATTATGCAGAATTAGATAGTAATGGATTATCTGATTCTACTATTTCTGTTATTGTACAAAATACTGAAAATAGAATTTATAGAGAAATAAATATTGATGCTTATAAAGTATATGCTTCAGCTGTAACTGTTGCCGGAACTTCTACAATTTCTGTACCCTCTGGTCTTAGAAATATTAGATATGTTCAATTAGTAGATTCAACTGGAAATGTTGCTAACCTATTAGAAAAAGATAGTGCTTATCTAGCAGAATATATTGAGAACCCAAGTTCTACTTCTTTAAGAGCAGAACCTAAATATTGGGCTAATTTTAATGCTACAACTTGGTTTGTAGTTCCAGTTCCCAATACTGCTTATACAATAAATATAGCTTATTATTCACAACCAACCTCTATTACTACAGGAACATCAAGCACTTCAACTACTTATATATCTACTTACGCTCAGGATTTACTTTTATATGGTTCTTTAGTAGAAACATATAAATACTTGAAAGGTCCTGCAGATATGATACAAGTATACGAAGGTTCATATCAACAAGCTAAACAATCTTTTGGTATTGAACAAACAGGTCGTAGAAGAAGAGACGAATATAAAGATGGTGAAGTAAGAGCTCTTCCTGAAGGACAACAACGATAAGGAATTAACATGGCAAATATAGTACCCGATTCATTTAAACAAGAGCTTTTTACAGCAACACACAATTTTTCAACATCAGCAGGTAATACTTTTAAATTAGCACTTTATACAACTGTTACAGGATTTTCTACAGGAACAACAAATTATATTGTAACAAATGAAACATCTGGAACAGGTTATTCTGCTTCAGGTACAACTTTAACTAATGCTTTAGTTACAGTTGCACAAAATATTTCTTTTATAGATTTTAATGATGCAACATTTTCATCAGCTACTATTTCTGCATCATGCGCACTTATCTACAATACGACTCAATCTAGTAAAGCAGTTGTAGTATTAGATTTTGGTGGTACAAAAACTTCAACAAACGGCGACTTTACTATTCAGTTCCCAGCACCAAATTCTACGAGTGCAGTTTTAAGAATCTCGTAGTAGAATCGCCATAAAAATTTATGGCTACAAATACATACTGGGGTCAATCAACTTGGGATGCTTTTAACTGGGGTGGACTTGGTCAAGATGTAATTGTTTTAGTTGGTGGAACTAACGATGGAAGTTGGGGATCATTAACTTTTGGTTCTGGTCCTTGGGGTGACATAACACCTGATCCTAATTTAGATTTAACAATAGATACTCCTCCTGTCTTTGAAGGATGGGGATTAAATACTTGGG